TGCTTTGAAGAAACGATATAGTCGTGCGTGGCAGCGTGTGCGCGACCGCTTCGTCGCTGACCATCCACTGTGCGAGCGGTGCAAGGAACGTAGCAGGATCACCCCCGCGCAGGAGGTGCATCACATCGTCCCACTATCCCAAGGTGGCACGTATGAGGCAACAAACCTCATAGCGCTTTGTACCTCCTGCCACTCCGAGATCACCGCCAAAGAGGGTGGTCGCTGGGTTTTGCCAAGCAGGAGAAAGAAACCGTAGCATTTATTCTTCTGTATACCAGATCCGGATTGTTCCCGCTTGAATGCTCATTGTTTTTATTTCGTTCCTGTTTGATCTCCTCAGGCGACAAATCTTGATTTGATGCTATTCCGACGAGGCGATCTAGCAAAACGCTAGGGTCTGCTTCGTCTGTGGTCGAGAAGCACCTCTGCTGATCCTCTGTCGCGATTTGAATTTCGCTTGGCACTACTGCTGTAGGATCGCTGCCGCGATTGTTCTCTGTATTTGCCTTGATTGCTTTCATTTTTCTTTTCCTCCCACGGCTGCATTATACCGGAATCATCTTTCGAAAGCAAAGCACACATGATTGCAGCATGGGGGGTATTTCATCTCTACAGCAATTTGTTCGCCGAACGCCTGGGGGGGGTCACGCGCACAAAAACCACGGTTCAAAGGGCCTATTAACCCAAGCGGGGAAGGAGGTACATGATCATGGCCAAGGATGGCACCAACCGGGGTGGCCGTCGCGTGCGAGCGGGCGACAAGCCCACGCCGCTGGCAGAGAAAATCACGACGGGTAAGGCAGCCAAGGTGCTGGAAGTGCCTGAAATCAAGCCCGCAATGGCATTAACTGGTACGCTACTTCCTTCGCCTGCTATCCTGACCGGCGCGGATATGCCAGAACCCAGCGAGTACCTCCGCGCCAACCAAAAGGACGGCAAACCGCTCGGTGCCGATGCCTTGTTCATGGAAACGTGGCGGTGGTTGAAAGAGCGCGCCTGTGACCAGTTCATCAACCCCAGGTTGGTGGAAGCCTACGCGCAGGCGTTCGCCCGCTACATCCATTGCGAGGATGCGATCAGCGCTTATGGTTTGCTTGGCAGGCACCCCACCACCGGCGGCGCGATCGCGAGCCCCTTTGTCCAGATGAGCCAGTCGTTCCAGAAGCAGGCAAACCTGCTCTGGTAAGAGATTTTCGATGTGGTCAAGCAAAACTGCACCACCGCCTTTGCGGGCAACCCGCAGGACGATATCATGGAAGCCCTGCTGTCGGGCAGAAAGGCGAAACGATGAACACCACTGAGCGTTTTGAAAAGGTCAGCATCGACAGCTGATCCCGTATACCCGCAACGCTCGCACCCACAGCAAGGAGCAAATCAAGCAACTGCGCGCCAGCCTTCGGGAATTTGGCTTCGTAAACCCGTGCATCATTGACAAGGATTACAACATCATCGCCGGACATGGGCGCGTCATGGCGGCTAAGGAAGAAGGAATTCAGTCCATCCCCTGCGTCTTTGCCGAGCACCTGACTGACGCGCAAAAACGCGCTTATATCCTTGCGGATAACCGTTTGGCGCTCAACGCTGGGTGGGACGATGAGATGCTCTCTGTGTAACTGTCCGACTTACAAGCCAACGCCTTTGATCTCTCCATGCTGGGTTTCAACGACGCTGAGATGAACAAACTCATGGGCGGCATTGAAAACGCCAAGGATGACGATTTCGATGTCGACACGGAGATGGAAAAGCCCACGCTCTCCAAACCCGGCGACCTGTGGCTGCTTGGCAATCATCGTCTTGTCTGCGGCGACAGCACCAAACCTGAAACGTATACGCTGCTCATGGATGGAAAGGCCGCCAATCTAGTCGTCACGGACCCGCCGTATAATGTTAACTACGAGGGAAATGCCGGGAAGATCAAGAACGACCACATGGCAGGCGATGCCTTCTATCAATTCCTGTTGGATGCCTTTACCCAGATGGAGAAGGTCATGGCACAGGATGTGAGCATCTACGTTTTCCACGCGGATACCGAGGGCTTGAATTTTCGCAAGGCGTTTACCGAAGCGGGCTTCTACCTGTCGGGCACATGCATCTGGAAAAAGCAAAGCTTGGTGCTCGGGCGCTCGCCCTACCAGTGGCAGCATGAGCCAGTGCTGTTCGGCTGGAAGAAATCCGGCAAGCACGTCTGGTTTTCCGACCGGAAGCAATCCACCATTTGGGAATTTGACAAGCCCCGAAAAAACGGCGACCATCCCACAATGAAGCCGATTCCGCTTCTGGCATACCCGATCGTCAATTCATCCATGACGGGCTGTGTGGTGCTCGACCCCTTTGGGGGCAGCGGCTCGACGCTCATTGCCTGTGAACAGACCGGGCGCGTGTGCCACATGGTCGAACTGGATGAGAAGTTTTGCGATGTGATTGTCCGACGTTTTGTCCAGCAGGTGGGTACGGACAAGGATGTGTACCTCTCACGCGACGGACAGATGATTCCGTTCGCTGCCGTAGAGGTGGACACCGTTGAGTAACGTTCTCACCATTGGTTCCCTATTGACGGCTCCGGCGGGTTTCCGCTCGGAGCCGTTTTCAGCTGTATCCTACCTATCTGGGTTAGCGAGATTGAGCCTGTTGCGACCAGGGTCACCACCAAATGGTTGCTGTGGATGCGGCATCTGGGGGACATTCACAGCGTAAGCGGCGCGGAAATCGAGCCGGTGGATATCATCACCTGCTGGTTTCCCTACACCGATAACCTTACGCGATCCGCCGGGGTTTCAGGTTTACATCCCCCGGGCCTCGAAGGCAATGTTATGCTCCTTGGCGTACTGTTGTGTGAACGAGCCCTCGGGGGCGACCAGCGTAAGGGCGGTGTTCTCCGGTAGCGCAAGGTCGCCGATCGCCAACACGCTGGCAGGCAGCGTGAGCCGCGTCAGAGAGATGCAGTCACACAGGAGGTTGTCCGCAAGCGCAGTGATACCTTCAGGAATCGTGATCTCCGTCAGCTGGTCACAGCCTTGAAATGCGCCGATTCCGATACTGGTAACCGTGGACGGAATCTCCAGTGCTGATAGGCATTCGCAGCCAAAGAACACCGTATCGCCGATGGTTTGCAGCCCTTCGCTGAGCGTGACCGTCTCAACCGGGCTGAACAGGAACGCGTCGATGGCCAAGGTCGTAATGCCTTCCGGCACGATAATGGCGTGCATCGTGTCCTGCGGGAAACAGAACGAGTCCACCGTGGTGACAGTCAGTCCGTCCAGCGTGACCGGCACGGTGACATCTGTTGCCGTTCCCTGATAACGCTCAAGCGCGAGGGTGCCATCCGCTTGTTTCAGGTAGAGCCAGTCGCCGGACGATACGGTATCGAGTTGCGACAGCCGTTCGTCATAATAGGATTCATCGTCACCCTCATACTCGTCCGCGAGCGTCGGTAGCGCGGGCACCAGCGCAAGCAATAGCACCAGAAACAGCACACCAACCCGTTTGCATACCATGAAAAACACTCCTCTCTGTCCTGAAAGCACAATCTGCGTGAAACCTTTGTCATGGGGTACAAGGTGCACCGCTAATGCGGTCAAGCGCAGTAATCAGGTGGGATTAGCCAGCTGGCAGCTGTCAATGAAGTTTAGTTAACATCTGGTAAAGCGGGTCGGGCTCGGTGACTGCACCCGCGATGGTGCCCTGCCAGGCTTGAAAAGCAGCAGTGCCTCCTGAATCACGAGCAGTCAAAACCCAAATAACATAGGTTTCCAAAACGCCATAGATCCAGTCTTGGTACGATTATGAAACAGTTGACCAAAGAAAGTAGCGTCCTCGCCACCGAGAAAAGTGACATGTGCTCCATAGCGATACCCGGCTTCTCTGTGATGAGCAGTAGCAGAACGTGTCGTTGACGCCGCTAAAGCCGTTCGGGCAGGCAATCCGCCCAAAGGTCCATATCGTGCGGGGGAGCGAAGCATGTCACCCAATAGGCGCGGCTGCCCCAAAGGCGGGTTATCAACCCCACACAGCGGGTTTCGACATCTGGTGCATCCAGACGGACGTTTCCATCGTGCTAAAATTGTGAATCACAAACTTAGCAGTCATCATCACCAACACGTTGGCTTCTATCACCTACATGGTGAGCACCACACCTTCGCACTGTACAAAAGAGTAGGCTAGCGGTGCTACAAAACCTGCTAGCATCCCGATCACATGTATGATCGTATATATATGCACCAGATGATCCTGCCGCGCGTCCTTCATCAGAAAAGCCGTTAAACCATCTCGTTATATATGCAGGCGCGCTGGTTGTCGGTTGTGTGTGCCATAGTGGCGGACAGACTGTTCTGTTTGTGTTTCGGTGTCATTAAATGCTCCCTATAGGCGGAGTATTACCAGCAGCAGACGCATACAGATTGTCTTTAGTATACTTCAGCTTCTTCGAGCTTTTCCCTGCTTATGCGGCTATGAATTTATTCCATTAGATCAACGCGCTTTTTACTAACAGCTATATTGTGGCAATATCTGAAAGCTGAGAAAGAATAGACTCACCTCCTTTAGGACCAAGACCTTACGCTTCTCCCTGTGTTTTATGCACTTGGCAGTATCGCCGAGCTTGTTACGATGGAACGGCAGAGAATTGTGTGAAAAACCTATATACCGCTTGCATTTTAGGGGCTGCGGAGTGATGTATGTAAGCACCCAAGAATAACGAGGATGCTTACCATGAAAATTTTCTACAACCTTTCCGTTGCCGCTTGCAAAGCCCTGGTTACCGCCATCACCGAGGAACTGAACATGCCCGCTCACTACCATAGCGCTCCCACCTTCGCCTATAAGGTCGGCGGCTACCAAATCGACAAGACGGGGATGCTTGAAGGCACCGACAACCGCGGTTTGGTTGCCGATCTGCTAGGTTTGCACGACTTCAAGGCCATACAGGAGGAATACGACATGGTGCCCCAAGCTGAGGAACCCGTTCCTGACGATTTGACGATCACCGAAACAACAGCGCTGGGCGGCCAGATCAGTCCCTATGACGATGAACAAGAGCCGGATGCATACGCCCAACCAGAAAGTGACACCATGGTGATCGAGGTTCCGCTGACGGGTTTCACGCCCGACAAACTGGATAACCTTATCAAGCTGGTAAATCGAAGGAAAACCTGCTCCGAACAGCCCTTGGGGTTGATAACTTACCGATTCAGCAAACCGCCGATACACTCAGGTTTCCATGGTTTTCCTTGGAGGCTAGTGCACAGGATCACAGCGACAAGGTCAAAACCTACACCATGCTGGTTGAAAAGATGTGCGCGGCTGTGAAGCTGCAGAAACGTGTCACCGCCAAGGAAAAGCCCATGGAAAATGAGAAATTCGCGTTCCGGATTTTCCTGATCAGGCTTGGATTTGTGGGCAACGAGTACAAAGCTTCCAGGAAATTTTTGCTTAAGAATCTATCCGACAACAGCGCCTTCAAAAACGGAGCGTCAAAGAAGGTCGAGCCGAATGCTTGACTTTCCGCCCATTGAGGCGGTGGCAGCGCTTTATAACCACCTCCCGCCCGGCACACGGGTAGAGCTGATTTGGATCCTTGATCCCACCTCGCCATTGAAGCCGGGCGATCTGGGAACGGTTCAGTTCGTCGGAAGCATTGGAACGGTTTTCTGCCGCTGTGATCGGGGTTTTAACAAGGGCATCCTCTGTGATATGGGCGAGGTGCGCAAACTTGGGGATGAATAATCGCTATC